CTTGATTTATAATTTTTGGGTGAGATCTAATTTAAACATGTGTACAGTATATATCAAGTAATCTTTTTATAATTGTTTTCTTGACACGTAATTTATGTTATGAAAGAGACAGAAAAAAGAATGAAAGCACAAACAAACGTCTTTGGTAGAATGGTTAAAAGATACGATATGCCTTTAGAGGCTATTGATGATTTAAATCATAAATATGAAGAGCATAAAAAAAACCTTAATTCTTTTGGTCCAAGATTGGCAGGAAGATTAGATTCTGAACTTGAGTTTACACATCATATTGGTAAAACTAAAATATCTAAAAACATAGTTGATTGTATGAATGACTATATTGAAACATTAGATAAAATAAATTTATTTAAAGGAACTAAAAAATTAGAAATTTTAAGTTGTTGGATAAATGATATGAAAGAAGGAGAATATAATCCTCCTCATACTCATCATGATAATACTGGCTGGTCTAGCGTAATGTTTTTAAAAGTACCAGAATTTATTAATGATGTAAAAGATCCACATAAATTTAGAGACGGACAATTAGGTTTTACAGATGTTAACGGTACAAACATGACTTGGATGGAACCTAAAGTAGGACATTTTTATATATTTGAAGCGTGTCATCAACATTGTGTTATGCCATTTAAAACTAAAATAAAAGGAGAAATTAGAAGATCTATGTCTTTTAATTTTATTCAACCATTAAATGGTAACAATTAATAAACATCCTTTATTTACAGAAGAGGTTTATAGTTTTAAGATGCCAAATCATGATTTTTGGAAAAAAGAGATTAATACTATTATTAATATAGAAAGTAATAGTGTTCACAATTTATCATCTAAACCACCACAAAAAGAAACAAATATTAGAGCAACAAGAACTGCTTGGGATTCACATCTTAGATATCCTTCTTTAAAAAACTTATCACAAGAAATAAATAACATTTTAAAAATGTTTGTAGAAACAGAAGGTTTTGATATTCCAAATATTAATGTTTTTGATTGTTGGATTAATTGGTATGGAAAAAACGAATTTGCTGTTCCACACCATCATGGTTTAAATATTGCTTTTGTTTATTTTGTTGATGTTGAAGATACAGATGCTTCTTTTTTATTTCACAATAGAACATCTATGTCTTTTAAGAAAAAACAAGAAAACGGAGAATATAAAAATGATATTAAAAAAATTAAAGCTAAAAATGGAACTTGTTTATTTTTTAGTGGTTCTTTACTTCATTCTGTTTCACCTAATTTATCAAATAAAATAAGAAAAACTTTAGCTATGAATTTTGAAGTTAGCCGTGAAGTTGATATATCTAGTGTAATAAAATCTTCTGGTGATAAAGATGTTTGAAAAAAAAATTACTTTTTGTGCTACGGATGAAGGTATGCTTGATATATGGCCACATCCTAAACCTGCCTCAAGAGTTATTCCTGATGAATATAAAAAATTAAAAAGACATGCAGACGGTAATTTACATTTGCCCACAGTTAAAACATGTATGCCTTTTTTAGATTCTATGTCGATGGGATATATAATACCTTTCGATCAAGACTATTTAATTGATCCTGTTGAAAATGATTTTAGTGTAACTCCTGCTAATAAAGAACAGGGAGATTTTGGTTTTCATGGCAGAGCACAGTTACCTAAAGAATGGCATAAAACTACAGGAGAAAACGCAGGTAAATTTATAAATAAATGGTTAATAAAAACGCCTCCTGGCTACAGTTGTTTATTTATACATCCGATGAATAGATTAGAGGAAAGATTTAAAATTATTGAAGGAGTTGTAGACACAGACAATTATGTAAACGTAATTAATTTTCCTTTTATTTTAAAAAAAAGAGATGAACAGTTTTTAATTAAAAAAGGAGAGCCTATGGTTCAAGTAGTTCCTTTTAAGCGTGAGTCTTTTAAAATGTGGGCGGGTTTTTATATGGAAAAACTACATGGAAAAACTATTAATATTTTAAATAGTGAATGGGTTGATAGGTATAAAAAAATGTTTTGGAAGAAAAAAAATTTCAAATAATGTATGTAAAAGCAAATATCGATGACTGTGCAATTATTATTGATGATTTTTTGCCTAAAGAACAATTTAAAAAAATATCTAATTATAAATATAACGTAGCTTATAACTCGCACAAAGAATGGGAAAAAAATCTTTTTTTAGATAAAAACAAGTCTATTACTATGAAAAGTGTGAAAATTGCACAACACATTGCTACAATAGATAAAGGAGAAATTACATGTGAAGACAATATTTTTAAAGAATTTATTAATCTTTTAATCAATTGTCCATTCATACCCTATCAAACAAACTCAAGTATTAATATACAATATTACGAATATGACAAATTTTCAGGTATCAATTGGCATAATGATGGTAACTATACTTTAAATTATTCTTTTTATATTCATCCTACCTGGGATGATAATTGGGGCGGAGAAACTTTAGTTAATACAGGTAGAGGTCTTCCTTTAGCTTGTATTCCTTATTCTAATACTCTTTTAGCTATTAAAAATAATATTGCTCATAAGGTGTGTCCTGTAACAGGACCAATGAAAAGAAAAGTTTTACAAATAAGAGGGGTTTTTTATGAATAATTTGAATCGTAATCTATCCAAGTTTTTCCATCAGCATTATTTGTGCCGTTGGCCACATCATCAGCGACTGCTGCTTCATAAGCATCTTGTGCTGTTGTAATTTGACCTTTTCTAGTTTCTCCCCAAGTAAGTAAGTTTTGCACGGTTATTGAATTTCCTACAACACTACTTGTGCCAGTAAGAGCTGTGTTTCCAGTCATCATTAAAGTTGATGGATCTTTTTTTTGAACTTCATTCCCACCTGGTAGTGTATTATAAACAACATAGTGAATATCATTTCCTAAATTAGGAAAAGCATTGCCTTTATCAGCCCATTTAATTGTAAATTCCTCATTAGTAGATTGCTTAGATTGATCTATTACGATTTTTTCTCCATAACTTATTAATATTTCAGTAGCCATCAATGTCTCCTAGTGTTTTATAATATAGTTTACCACCACAAAAGGTGAAAATGAATTTGTCCCTGCCGCCGTAACAGCACCAGTTAAACTTGTCGTAATATTTCCTGTTAATGTACCAGATAAAGTATGTGAGTGATTGTGACCAGTACCTGATCCACCAGCTTTAGCAACGTTTTGAGGGCTTCCCTTAGTTTGCGTATAACCTTGATGCCTAGCAGCTTGTTCATGATCCATTGTTACTCTTACGGTATTTCCAGGACCACCTCCTGATGCACCATCTGCAAGTAGGTGATTATCTCCATGATCAGCCAATTGAGCAGTTGTTAAAGATGTATTGTCAATACTTCCTGTTATGGTAACAGATTGATTTGTTGCGTTTGTTGCAGCTTGGTTATTAGTTACAGCAACAGTAACTGTATTTGCACCACCCGTACCAGCTAAGTTATATGTATTACCATCAAAACCTTGTGGCAGTTTACCTTGTAATTGAGGAACGTTAAATGTTGTTGAACCATCACCAGATCCATAAGTTGTAGAAACTACAGCAAATAAATCTGCATAGGTTGATCTTGATACGGCTGCACCGTTACATAATAAGTAACCTGCTGGAGCTGTAGTTTTAGTCCAAGGCTTAATTGCGCCTACTTCACTTCTGTTTACTATATCTTGTAAGTTAGCCATAATTAATCGTTATACTTTAATAACCAACCATTGTCACTGTCATAAAACACCAACGATATGCCAGCTCGGTTAGTTGAAATTGTTAAATCTGCTGCAGTCCCTTGAATCTTTTGACTGTTTCTTCCAACAGTAATATTGTTTGTAGCTGCTGTGCCATGTGAATCAATAATCTTTACTTGATTTCCAATTGAAGGAGAAGAAGGTAAAGTTATTGTTACTGCACCACCAGACGTGTCTACAAATAAATTATCGCCATCTGATGCTGTATAGTTTCCTGATTTATCTTGCCAAGCTTCACCTAAACCAGCAAGAGAGAAAATATCATACCAGTTAGTGCCATCAGTAGCCACCATTCTATATTTACCATTTGTAATAGTAACAGTATTTCCCGAAGCTCCTAGTCTTGCAGATATATCTGCACCACCAGAAATGTTATTATAAATACCATAAGTTTTTTGTGTAGCTGGAAATTGTAAAGTGTGTGTAGTAGAAACTGTACCAGTTAAAATTAATTGATTTTGTCTAGCTTCGTTGTTTGCTTGAGTTTGAGGACCATCGCCGTTTGTTAGCGTTGTTGAAGTCC